GGAGACATTGTGTTTTACTGCCAATCTTTGGGTAGATGGCAAGGTCTTTGCTGAGGTTAGCAATCAGGGTCATGGCGGTTGCACTGACGTTCACATGCATTGCAAGTCTGAGTTTGGCAAGGCTGGCAAGCGGACTTCTTTTTATCGTGTATTAAAAGAGGTTGAGGCTCATTGTAATGCGATGCCTAATCTTGAGCCGTGTGAATTGTTTGAGGAAGGTTTGCCCATGGACTTAGAACTGTGGTGCAATCTTGAGGTTGAGGCTTGGTTGGCGCGGCGTGATATGAAGCGCAAGTTAAAGTCTCATGTTTTGTTTCAAGTTGAGGGTAGCAATGGCATTTTCCAGACCAAGTACCATCCTACTGTCACTGATGGTTCGTGGAATAATGGTCGGCGTATTTTGAACGACATGCCTTTGGAAGCGGCTTTGGAGATTTGGAACTCACGGAGTTTTAACTGATGCCCTCGCTTTGGTTCACACCTACGACGGATCCTCGCAATACTGCGGGGGTTCGTTCTTTGTTGGTTGCTGTATACGAGCGGTGGATTAATGAGAATGGCTTTGGTGATTATGTTGGCGATGCCATGGATTTGGCTTTGGAGGATGCGTCCACCCTGTCTCACTGTCAGCGCAATTTCGTGAATGCATACATTAGATTATGGGAGGCTATGGAAGATGGCGATTATTAGACCGGATCAATACGTTGAGTTGTACTCTGAGTTAGCAGAGATGATGTTGGAAGCGAACAACGGTGACGAGATTTTGTTGGTGACTGATGCGAATGGCGATGAGCGTTACACGGAAGCCGCGCAAGATCGGTTCAACGATTACTGTGAAGATGTTGAGTCTGTTTTGTTGGCGAACAACATTGTTGGTGAGCAATATTTGTCTGAGAACAATGTAGATCGTAACCTTCGCCTGTTGGTGAAGGCTACAATTTCGGCTTTTGAGTACAACGTTTTGCAAGTTGCTCTTGATCACATGATTGAGCATCAGGAAGGCATTCAGTCGGATGATGTGCCATGCGATGATGCTGAGTGGGATGACATTTGCAAGAGGTTGCAAGCCGCCAAGAAATTGAAGGCTTTGTTTTCATGAGTGCGTATTACAATGAGATAGATCCGTTTGCCGCTGATTGGCTCCGCAACTTAATTGGTGCGGGGTTAATTGCGGATGGTGTAGTGGACGAGAGGAGCATCAGTGATGTCAGACCAGAGGAACTTTTTGAATTTACTCAGTGCCACTTCTTCGCAGGAATTGGCGTCTGGAGCCACGCACTCAGGGGTGCGGGATGGGACGATGACCGGCCGGTCTGGACGGGATCCTGTCCGTGTCAGCCTTTCAGCGGGGCAGGCAAGAGAGCGGGGATTGCTGACAAGCGGCACTTATTCCCAGATTGGTTCCACCTCATCCGCGAGTGCCGACCTGCAACGGTCTTTGGAGAACAGGTTGCGAGTAAAGACGGGCTTGGTTGGATCGACCTTGTACAAGCTGACATGGAAGGAGAGGGCTACGCCTTTGCACCGTTCGATTTGTGCGCTTCGGGCTTCGGTGCGCCGCACATCAGGCAACGATTGTGGTTCGTGGCCCACTCCGACCACGCGGGATCACAAGGGCGGATATCAGGGTGGACGCATTCGGAACGGCAAGATCAGCACGGATACATTGGATGTGACGGCACAGTTGACGGGATGGCCGACCCCGAATGCGACCAACAACGGTCGGGGCGAGGAACCGGACGCGAAGGTCAAGCGGGGCATGAATGCGGGGTTGAACCCAGCGGACGCGGCGAGGCTAGCGGGATGGACAACACCGGCGGCATCGGACGGCACGCGGGGCGGCACGGGAATTACGGCGGGGATGTCCGGATCGAGTTTGACGCAACTGTCGAAGATGTCGGGCTGGCCCACTCCTCAAGTAGCGGACGACAATATGAGCCGCGTATCAAATCCTCAAGAGTACAGTCGCAAGAGATTGGAAACGAGGAACGCAGGCCAGAACTTGGCGGACACGGCTCAAGCCTTGGTTCAGGCGCAAAGACTAACGGTGTCTGGCGAGATGCAGACTGGCTCTATTGCAGGGATGGAAAGTGGAGGCCAGTTGAACCCTTCACATTCCCGCTGGCTAATGGGATTGCCGGGCGCGTGGGACGATGCCGCGCCTACGGGAACGCGATTGTCTCGGAAGTCGCGCAAGGATTAATCAGTAGTTTTATAGAAGGAGAGAGAGATGGCACGATTTGAGTGTGTAATAACAATTAAGGTAAATCCAGTACGTGAGGCGGAAAGCCGTGAGGAATTTATTGAAAAAATTATTGAGGAATACAACGATCAATGTTTTGGCTTGTTTGATATTGACGCATCAGATTTGTCAGAAATTACAGAAGGAGAGAGAGAATGACTGACGAGTATGACTACAGAAAACGCATGAGTGCTTTAAACAAGGCGGCGTATGCCGCTGTTGGGGTGTGTCCACATAAGTATCCGCACCCTACCTTTAAGGCCTTGGTTAAGATTTGTCATGAGATTGACGCTCTTATTGATGATGAGACATGGGGCAGGGACAACATGCCGCCTGATGAGTGGACCGCTGCGGGTGGATTGAAGGCATTTTGTAAACAGCAAGGAGAGAAGTAATGGGATTAGATGCATATTTAATGGCGGAGCGGAACAACACTACAACGAGTGTTGTGAAGGGAAAGTATGAGGCTGTTGACCGGCCAACGGAAGCGGTCGGTCACGTAAAGACGGGGGACGCAGAGTTGCGTCCTTCTGAGGTTTGCTGGCCTATTGCCTCGGTCCGGTTGGAGATCCAGTACTGGCGCAAGCACTGGGATTTGCATGAGTTAATTAACCAGAGCTATGCAAGCCCTGATCAGTACAACGAAAACCCTATGAAGGTGTATTTATCTTCTGATAATTTGCGGGAGATTGCGGCTAAGATCCGCGATGATTTAACGGAGGACGCAGACCCTCGGTATCGTCACCATACAGAAAGGGAGGAGTACGCTAAGAAGTTTGATTTAGCGGCTGATTGGATTGAGTTCGATGGGTGGAACAGATCGGTTTATTATCGGGGAGATTTCTGATGCTTGATTACACTTGGGGCGCAAGCACCGTTGCTACTAAGTACGTGCATCAACGGTTGCATGAGGTTTTGGACATGGAGGATAATGACTCTATGTGCATAGCGTTGTCTCAGTTTTATGCTGAGTTAGCGGAAAACTATTACAAGGACACGGGTCAAAGGATTGGTGATCCGCATGATTGAGTGTCCGGAGTGCAGTTACACTGGTCACAAGGGCATGGTTGAGAAGACCTTGTACCAGCGGTTTGGCGAAACGTTAGAGCCGGTAGCTGAGTGGGTTGCTTGTGAGAATTGTGATGGTTCTGGAGAAGTGGAGCCTGAAGATGAGTACGCATAGCGTTAAGGCAAAGTCGCGGCATCCAGGGGCGCCGCGACAACATTTCAAGGTCGCTCATCTGACCTTTGAATTAACTGATACCACGTTTGCATTGATAGCTGGTGAGGCGGTCTTGGAGAAGGACCGCCGGCCATTGTTTACGGGTGTTATAACCAAGGGCATAGCCACTGAGTTGCGTAGGTTGGCCCATCATTTTGACGAGAGGGAAGATAAACTGTGAATGCATCAGAAAGAAGACAGAGAGTATTGGACGTTGCCGCTGCGGAGAACAAGCGGATGTTGGAACAGTATGGGTATCGAGGTCCGAATTACGGCATTAAAAATGAGGTTGTTGAGGGGCGCATTGGCAGGTTTGCTACCAAGCAGGGGCGTCCATTGCAGTTAAATTCTAAGATTATCATGAACATGACTAAGCAGGGGCGCAACGCGGATGAGATTGCCGCTGCCTTAAACATGCAACGCAAGAGCGTAATTCGCACGGCGCTCAGACATGGTATAGATATCATTAAGTGATGGTGAGAGGCGGCGGTGAACATCGGAGTTGTAACGATCAAACTGAGCGCAGGTAAGGTTTCAGTTGAATAAGCCGCCCCTCATAAAAAGTATATCAAAGGACGCAGAGAATGCCAGAAATAACTTTGTCTCAAGTCGCAGAACTAAAACATTTGCGGCGCATGGTAGATAATCTTGAGCCCGAAGCGTATAAGACAGGTGCTGGGGCTGATGCGAAGAACAAGTTGTATCAGGCCCGACTAGAATTAAAACAGTTTGTAAGTAGTCTAAGACAAGAAGGATATAGAATATGATAGTAGATACCAAGCGGGTATTGGTTGAAGAGTTGACCTACTCGGCTCGGGCAGTGCCTTTGGGGTACTGGCTAATGGCGAGGGGGTGTTTATTAACTCTCGCATTGTAGACAAGATGGAACTCGCCCCTGGCACTGCGGTTCACGCGCAGGTTTTGCCTAACTTTTCTGACAAGCGGGAGCAGATTCCATGGCGCGTGGTTAATGTTCAGGCGGAAACGGCGGATGAATTACAGCCAACTCCAACTTCGGAGCCAGAGGCCGAGGTGAATGATCATGAGGATGATATAGACGTAAAGATCTTTGATGTTTTGGAAGAGGCAGGAAAACCCTTGACCATGCGTGAGATTTTTGACGCTACTGATCTGCATTTACCTGACATACGCGCATCGCTGCACCGGCAACGTGAGTTGGTGTCCAAGGTAGAAGTATACTTTGTATCTAAGTAGGGAGTTTAATATGAAACAGTACAAGTTTACTGCGGCGTATGTTGCTGCAATTGTAGCCGTGAACATTGGCTTTGTTTATGTTCCTTTGGTTCCAATATGGGGAGAGATGTTTCCGCCCATGTCACTAGTAGTTGGAGCGGTTTTTATTTTGCGAGACTTTGCTCAACGTGAAATTGGTCATCACATTTTAGCGGCGATGGGTGTTGGAGCGGCGTTAAGTTACCTGATGGCGGACCCTTATGTTGCGTTAGCTAGTTTGGTTGCTTTTTTAATTTCAGAGCTGGTGGATTGGTATGTTTACACGTTCACTGGGCGGCCCTTGGCGCAACGAATCTTGCTTTCTTCCGCGATAAGCACACCCATTGATAGCGCAGTTTTTTTAGAAATGATTGGTCACTTTAGTTTTGTTGGCTTTGCAATGATGACGGCGGCGAAAATGCTAGCGGCGGGTGCGATTTGGTGGAGGTTATCACGATGAGAGTAGTATACAACGCAACTTTTGTTGCCGATTGTCCAAGCGATGGTAAGGAAATTGTTTACAGAGTTAAGTTAATTAGCTCACACATTATTTTGGTAGAGGATCTTCACAAATGTTTTTCTGAAATAAAGAAAACACCTATTTACCAAGAGGACGTTACGGCACTTTTGGCACAAAAGTTTGATTGTTCTGTTGAAACTAGCGGATCACATCAAAATGTTTCTATCTTTTGCGAGGTGGAATGATTCACTACCATGGAACGCCTATCACCCCGGTCAGAGAACTTTTAACTCTGGCCGGTCGGCACTTCTGCGTTAGTCACATGCGTCCAGACGATGTCACTCGATGTCACCAGATTGGGCAGAGCGTCATGTTAGATAACGGCGCCTTTAGTAAGTGGAAGTCTGGCAAGCAGACTGATTGGAAAAGTTATTACGAGTGGTGTGATAAATGGTTAGACTACCCAACCACATGGGCTGTAATCCCTGATGTTATTGACGAGGGCACTCAAGCCCAAGAATCTTTGGTGCGGGATTGGCCTTATGGTGATAGAGGATCACCGGTTTGGCATATGGATGAACCTATCTCTAGGTTATTATCTTTGTGTGAGGATTGGCATCGAGTATGTGTGGGATCAACGGCGGAGTATGCTGTTGTAATGTCTCCATCTTGGTGCATGAGAATGGATGAAGCCTTTAATGAGATTGAGGCTACGTTTAAAAGAATACCCAACCTGCATATGCTTAGAGGCATGAAGTTATCTGGGCGTCAGTGGCCCTTTGCCAGTGCTGACTCTACAGACATTGCCCAGAACCATCACTTAAAACACAACACCGCTCGTTTGATGGCGGATCGTTGGGACGGGGCTCAGTGCCCTGGAAGGTGGACAATTAGACCACATCAAACAAGTTTTTTATAAAAAGGACTGATGAGTAATGATCAACAGGGAAGAATACAGTCGATTAATTGCAGAGTTAGTGGCTGCTAAGTCTGAGATAAAAAGGCTGCAAGCAAAGAACAAAGAGTTGCAGGAACAAAGCAAGACCTATGAGATTATTAAGTTACTAAAGGCAGCAGGTCCGGGAGATGCCAACAAGATCAACAAAGAAATAGCAGAAAAAGTCGGGTGTTCTTTGCAATACATATACTATTGCAAGCGCGAGATGCGTAGAGAGGTGTTGATATGATTAACAGGGAAGAATACAGTGTATTAATTTTAGAGTTAAAGGCTGCTAACTCTGAAATAGAAAGGCTGCAAGCAGAGAACAAAGAGTTGCGGGATTTCCTTAAGAAGTTCCGCGACAAGACATCTTCTATGTTTCAGTGAGGGTGATTCTACCTGTCAATTGGTAACTTATCCGTCCGAAATATATCAGCCTTCTGCTTCAGTATAAGTTCTCGTTGACGTTCAAGTTCCTCAAACTGCCGGTCGATTTCCGACAGCTTGGGAAACTCTACAATTTTACTTTCTTGGTTCATTGGACTTGCCAATCTTGGACTTTCTTAAATGCTCTGGTTCTTTTGAGTAGCCTCTGATCTGGGTAACGTTGTTACCGTTCATAGATTTAAGCAACGCCTTTGATACATCTAGGTCCAACCCTGTTTGCTTGGATATAACTTGGGCTCCACTATCGATTGTTCGCAACTGGCGTTTCTTATCCACCATGGTTTCAACCATGGCATCTACCATTTCTTTCGCTACTTCTTTTGCCTGTAGTTCTAAGTAAGTTTTAGCCATTCTCTTGCTTTCTCTCCTAATACTAATGCGCCTATGTTGATCTTGTTTCTAAGTGCTTCAACGATACGTTCGTCTATTGTGCCTTCTGAGATCAGATCAATATAGGTCACGGGGTTTTTCTGTCCGATGCGGTGCGCCCGGTCTTCACTTTGGATCCGTGTTTCCAAGTTGAAGTCATTGGCATAGTATACCACAAGGTTGGCCTCGGTCAAAGTCAGGCCGTAACCAGCGGTAGCTGGGTTGCCCACAAAGTATTTCAGTGGGTGGTTGGGGTCTTGAAAGTTCTGCACGATAGCCAGACGCTCATCGTCCGGAGTGTCTCCAAAGTATGCCGCTGCGGCCCCAAGTCCAAACTCTTTGTTTAGCATTGCAACGATAGACTTGATGTCATGACGGAACCGCGACCAGACAATTGCTTTGCCATCGTGTTCTGACATTATTTCTTTTAGTGCGTCTGTTCTTTTGGTTGGAAAGTACTCGATGTCTCCCTCATCTGTCTTGATATGGCCTGACAGGATCTGTTGTAGGCGCAAAAGCTGTGTAATTACTGCGGGTGCGCTGACCAATTCACCATTGTTTAGCAGAACCATGGCCTGTCGAGAGATATCGTTGTACATTTTGGTTTGTTCTGGCGTCAGTTGTACATATCTGACGGTGTATGTCTTGTCTGGCAGGTCTAGGCATTCTTTTTTAAGAACACGGTAGCTGAAGGAACTGATTCGTTCTGTTAGTTCATCCAGATATCGATAGCCTACGATCTGAGTAAACGATCTGGCGCCCATCTTCTGTTGTTTGGTTATCGCATACCGGCCTTGGAACGCCCAATACGAATCACCTAGCATACCTCGTTGCAGAAACTCTGCTTGCGAGTAGATATCGAGAGGAGACTTGGTGATTGGTGAGCCGGTCAGTAGTCTTTTGTATGAGAACCCATCAGATATATCCATGAGTGCTTTGGTTCTTTTGGCCTTGGGGTTTTTGATGGTGGTGCTTTCATCAATGGCAATCAGACCGTGCTTGCCTAGATGTTTTGACATCCACTTTCCTACACGCTGCCCCTTCGTTGAGGAAAAAGCCTCCACGTTCATGACAAACACGGTGAGCCCAGCAAAACCTTTTTGTATTGATCGTATTTCTTCTGTTTGTTTTTTGTTTGGCGATGCTACCCAACGAATCATTCGCAGCGGTACATCATCCGACATGTGTTGAGGTATTTCCTTAGCTACCCAGTTTCGATACACGCCCTTTGGCGCTATCACCAAGGCGAAGTTGATCTTACCTTCCAAGAACAACTGTCCCATGTTATCAATGAGAACTTTAGATTTGCCGGTGCCCATTTCCATAAAGAACCCAAAGAAATCTTTCTGTCCAGCAGCATTCAATGCGGTTCGTTGGTGGTCATACGGTTTCGTTTTGAATTTATAGTTGACTGTCATAACGTTCCTCCCATATACTCCAAAATACGGCACAAAAATGGTTGTGTCAACTTAACCCTGAAGAGGATGTACTTTAATGGAAGACATATT